GTACCATGAGATCGTCGCTTAGGGAGCTTCTCAGGGCGTCTCAGAGAGATAGGGCGCTTATTTGGCCGGTTTCTTCACGCTTCGCGCGCACAATCCTTGAAGAGCGCAATAGTCCATCCTTACCCATGACTATCTACCTAAGCGGCTATCACCTGTCATTACTAGTAGGTAGTAGCTAGTCCTATTGATTGGGTTTGTTGGTTGGTTTAGGTGGGGTTTGTATACAAATCACCATCCATCTCAAGAAATATCCATACGAGCGCAAGCAAGCAACATAATCTATTATCGACAAACTGGCTGGCCCAGGTAGATAATCGATTATTCATCTCTGCCCGCCTAGCTATAGACGTAATACCCTATATGGCCCCAATATCGATATATGCTGTACCCGATACGAAAAGTCGAATGGTACCAATGTGGGACTCTCTATCGAGGTCGTATGCTCAGCCCCTCATATGTCCACACAAACACCAGCAACAGAAAAAAAGAAAGAAAAATACAGTAGACCCACTATGTTAGGAGGGTCTAGTTGACCAGAGGTCAACATATGCTCCCCCCACAGTTGGCAGAGCCAACACTACGGGGAGCCAAGTGTATCTGTCCTTGCTGTAGAGAGCGTTTTGGGGGCGTTCGCGCGTTTGACATGCACAGGGTAGGGGTAGGACGAGATCGTGGCTGTAAACCCCCCTCCAGCATGTCTCAGTTGAGATTAGATGGTAGTTTCTGGGTGCAGGAGAGGAGCCCCATAAAAAATTTTTAAAAATTGGTGCGGCACATGCTTAAGGTATTTGTTCTGACAGCTATAGTCTGGAATGGGGGACAGGCTGGTGATGGGGTGCTGTCTAAGGTATTTACTTTTTCCAGCTTAAGGGACTGTGAGATTATTAAATCTCATCTAGAAGCCACTACTAGAAACCAGTTCCCTGCGTCACCTATCAAGGTAGAGTGCCGAGAGCTAGTGTTCGGAGAGGGAGTATAGGTGATTCGTGCCGACTCAGATAACCGCGCCTACTGGTGCCCGGTGTGTAACGGTACTTGGGAATCTAAATCAGAATACAACCATCACCTGACCCCAGACAAGATATGGGGGTTCAAATGCGGAGGAGTCACTAGATATGTTGAGGGCAAGGCTAACAGAGGGCAGTAGAATATGAGCGATACGATCGCCTCACTACTGATATCTGGGAATGTAGAGGATCCGAAGAAGAAGGAGAAGGAATCTCCTGACAGACTTCTGGCACTGATTCTGGCTCACAAGGCTCTGGCTATTGCTTCCAGCGATAATCCTGACTTCGATAACATAATGCCTGACCTAGACGGGTAAATTGCCTTGGGAGGGGAAATGAGAGCTTTAATCTCTGGCGTAAGCGGGCAGGACGGATGGTACCTGTCCCAACACTTGAAGTCTCTTGGCTACAGGGTTTTTGGAGGCTACAGGAGGGGTTCTAACACAATCCTTCCTGATGGCGTAGAACCCGTACCAATGGAGATGACAGAATATGAGTCCGTTAGAAAAGCGATTAAAGATACGAAGCCTGACGAGGTCTACAACCTCGCGGCGCAAAGCCATGTGGGCGAATCCTTCAATTGCCCGCTGTATACGGGAAGCGTCAACCATGCGGGCGTCGTTAGAATACTTGAGGCACTTCGGGGGACCAGAACACGGCTTTATCAGGCGTCTACAAGTGAAATGTTTGGAGGCGGTCGTGGTCTTTCTGAGAAGTCTCCTTTTCTGCCGAAAAGCCCTTACGCTATCGCGAAGGTTGCTGCGCACAACGCTTGCACGGTTTACCGAGTGGCTTACGGAGTTAGAGCCTCAACAGGGATACTGTTTAACCACGAATCCCCACGAAGAGGGAAGGATTTTGTTACACGCAAGGTCTGCATCGCTGCGTCGAAAAACGAGCCGGTAAAACTTGGCAATCTTGAGGCCGTCAGGGATTGGGGCCACGCCAAGGACTACGTCAAGGCCATGCACCTAATGCTACAGCATGACCCGGACGACTTTGTTGTCGCCACTGGTCAGTCCTACTCCGTTCAGGAGCTTGTGAACCTCGCATACGGGATTGCCTGCAACGAGGTTCAGGTAGAGAAGGTCGAGTCAGAGGAGCGGCCCTGGGACGTAGAGGAGCTAGAGGGGGATCCCACAAAGGCTAGGGAAGTTCTTGGGTGGGAGCCTGAGTATGACTTCTACGCTCTCATCAAGGAGATGGTGGAAAGCGAGATACCACCCTCTCTTCGGAGAGACTTGCCATACGGCGCTGGCAGTAAGCACCAAGGCGTGGTCGGTGGTGGTCGGTCCCTGTTCTAGTGTCTGATCGACAGCCGCCATACGTCCCTCAGGAGCGGCAGAAGCTGTTCCACACCACGCTCGCCAACGAGATACTCTACGGAGGGCAGGCTGGTGGAGGCAAGAGCTACTGCCTGCGATGGGACTTAGTCGATATATGTCTGTCCCTGCCCGGAGCGTTCTGTGGCCTGTTCAGGCAGACCCTTCCGATGTTGGAAGAAAACCACATCGTATTCATACGAGATGAGATTGAGATTCTTTCTGATTTCTACCGGCAGAAGATCGGTAACTACAACGAGACCAGAAAGAAAGTCGAGTTTATCAACGGTTCGGTACTAAGATTCCGGCATCTGGAGTACGACAAGGACTGTGCAGATATCCAGGGATGGGAGCTTCAGGCTGCCGGTGTGGATGAAGCGGCTCAGATGTCCCCGTACAGGCTTGGTTACATCAAGTCCCGTATCAGGATGGGCAACAAGGCCGAAAGGTGGGCTGAACTCTGTAAGTCGGAGCCGTGGAGGAAGGAATACCTTGACAGGGTTCCCAGATACGCGCTCACATCGAACCCTGGCGGCGAAGGCCACCACTGGCTGAAGGAAAACTTCATTGATCCCGCCCCGCCAGAGACCATCTTCGAGAACAGAATACCCCGCAAGAGGGGGCCGGATATCATCAAGACGCGGATCTTTATACCCGCGACTATGTACGATAACCGCTATTTGGACGAAGATTACGAGGCACAGTTCTCGGATCTGCCGGAATTCCAGCAGAAACAGCTAAGGGACGGCGACTGGAACGTCATTCCCGGCGCTTTCTTCGACTGCTGGAACGAAAAAAACATAATCAGGCCATTTCAGGTGCCTGACCACTGGACGAGGATCGTTTCGTGCGATTGGGGCTTCGCAAAGCCGTATTGGGTTGGAGAATTCGTAGTTTCGGACGGGAAACCAGTGAAGGGGCTCGACGGAGAAGAGATAACCTTCCCCGAGGGCTGCCTGATTCTGAAACGCGAGTCTTACGGAAGATCAAAAAACAACGAAGGCGTCAGACGAAGCGCACATGACGTTGGCATAGAGATAAAGGCGTGGGGCGAGCCTGAGATAGCCGTTCTGGACGAGAGTGCTTGGAACAAGCACGACTACGGCCACTCCCCGGCTGAAAGATTCGCTCAAGCGGGCGTGTATTTCTCCAGGGCCGACAGGGATAGAATACTTGGGTGGCAGGAAATGTATTCCCGTATCAAGGACGGAATGCTGCTGTCGGTGGATACTTGCCACCACTTCATACGCACAATTGCCACGCTGGAGTCTGACGATACCAAGCCTGAAGACATCAAGAAGAAGGGCGAAGACCACGCGGGCGACGGGTGTAGGTACGCTTGCATGGCGAGACCATACAAGAAAGACAGGCCGACCAAGAAGAAACCTTGGTTTGAGGCCATGTTGGAACCCCCTACTTTCAATCAAGCGATTGAAGAGGCGGGGATACGGAACAGAAACACAGAACCGGATGTAATCTAATTGGACGCAAAAGAATTCTGGGCACAATTTGATACCTCGAATAGAGAGCATGAGAAGTGGGAGAAGCGCGCTCAAAAGGTAATCGATCGCTATCGTCAGGATAAAGGAAGCCAGACGGCCACCTTTAACATCCTGTGGGCGAACACCGAGGTATTAAGGCCCACACTTTTCTCTCAGGTTCCGCACCCCGATATTCGGCGGAGGTATCCTGACAGGGACGCCCCAGACGTAAGGCAGGGCGTGGAAGTTCTGACCAAGTGTCTCCAGTTCGTCATGGACGACGGAGACAACGGAGATGAGGGAGACTTCTACACCTTCGGGGACAGGTCCGTCATGGACTATCTTCTTCCGGGCAGGACCGCAGCCAAGGTGCGTTACGTTCCCACCGTCGTAAAGACGACCAAGAGGAACTCAGTAGTCGAACAGCCCATTCTGTCTCCGCTAGGGGAAGATATCGGCACTAGGTTTATGGTGAACGGGGAAGAGGTAGACGAAG